CCAGCTGATTCGGTTGTAATAGTGCCATCACCTATATCTATTCTTGATGTACTTATAGTACCACTACTAGTCACTTGACCATCTTGGTCGTTACTAGCGGACCCTATAATTCTTATTCTATCACCAGCTTGAAAAGTAAATCCACTACCTGAATCAGATATATATGAAGGGGTACCAACTGTAAATGATATTCCAGTACCAGAAGCCCTAGATGAAGTATTTTCTAATGCCTCAGCAACAAATGGTTCTGAAAACGCTGTATATTCAATTCTAAGTCCACTTGATATGTCTTCATTAGGATATATAAGCTGTTTACCATAATATTCAGCTGGGAGTTTTACTCTATGACTTCCTACTGTATCTGTAGCAGCTGTTTCAACCCATTGCCATAAGTGGATATTCCTACCTGATAATGTGTACATCCAATTCTTATCTGTATCGAATGACATTATTCTGGGTCCGTATCTTCTTTAAGTATAACATCATTAGAAACCCTTCTAATTCTTTTGTACTTGTTGTCAGTAGTATCTTTTACAGAAATAGATAATAATGAAATCATATCAGCAGGTAATATATACTCTCTTTCACCATCAATGATATTTTGTTTATCTATCTTTACATTCTCAGGATACTGTGACCTTATAAGTTGAACAGCATCTTTTATCCATGCTTTTGCAAGTCCAGTCTCTTTAAGACCTGTTCTTTCCATTATTTCTTGTATTGTCACGCCCTTTGTCCTCTTTGTTGGCCCTGCGATTGTAACGCAGCTTCATAATTCTTATCTGGTAAGAAACCAGCTCCATAAGAAACTTGTAGTTGTTGTAAACTAACTTGCAGAGCTCTTACTAATTCTTCGTCTTCCTCTTCTATTGTATAAAATGCTAATTTAGCCTCTAATGATTTAATAGCTGCATATGTAACTACTAAATATACTTTATCTTCTGGGAAATATTTAATATCAGAATGACTATGAAGTAAAGCAGCGTTATTAGTTTGGTCTTTTGGTTCACCATTCACATAATAAACTTTATATGAATCATTGCCTCCAGATGAAGGAGCTGGATAAACAAGAATAGCACCTTCTTCAGAAATAAAATAAGCTGGGTTATACTTAGATGCATAATGCAAACTATTTGTATCTGTTACATTAGATTGTAATCCAGGCGATATTTCTCTACAATTTCTCCAATCATCATTAGTTCCTGATTCTCTTACTACATTAATAATCTTTCCAGAAGGAGCTGATATTCCAGCTTGAGATGTGCTCTCTGAAGATATTCTCATAAATAAGAAAGCATCTTGAGGTCTAATTGCAAGATGTTTAGATGTAACATCAACAACACCATCTTTTAAGAATTGGTCTAATTCTGTATCAGTTGGAGTAGTTGATGAACTAAGAGTTGCCCCTAGTCCTGTTAATCCATTTACTTGTGCTTCAAAATCTGCCATATTGCTCTTTTATAAGGTTATGCCACTCCTCAATATTAGAAAGGAAGCTAAAAAATATCAAGGAGTAGCAATCGCCTTATTTTATCTATTTACATTAACCATCTATGTCGTCACCATGAGCTGCGTCTGCAATACTACTTGTAGCATACCATACTGAACCATCAGTAAATACACTTATAGAATCGCCAACGGTAGCACCACTTTTAAGAATAACACCATCTTGAGATGTTGCTGTACCAGCACCAGCGTCAGTTGTTGCCATTTCTTTATATACTACTGTGTCACCATCGTTGTTAACGCCTGAGTCTCCAGTTCCTCCACTTGAAGTTAAACCCCAAGCCATAATATGAACATCATTTGAAGCTGCTGTTTTAACAACAAACTTAGCCTGCCATCCTGCTATATCAGCAGACATTTTAGGTAAGTTAACTGTAAAAGCAGAACTTTGGTCTACCATAAAAACTTTTCCAGAGTCTCCTCTTCCAAGTTCTACAGCAGTGTCCAATGTTTGCACAAATGAATATGCATAAGATGGATGACTACCTAGTTTTGCATTAGCCATGATTCACTCCTTAAGATGCGTTAATAATCGCAACAGCGTCTGGGTCGTTCCCATCAGTCATTAAAGAACCGCTAACTAACCAAGCTACATCATCTATACCAATTACTTCAACCATGTCACCAGCTTTACCAGCAAGAGTTTGACTGTCATGTATAAAGTCACAGACATCATAACTGCCAGGAGCTGCAATAGCTGTAGCATGAGCAATAGATTGAGCACTAGATTTAGTCTTAGTAGCTGAGTTAACAGTTAATGTACCAAAGAAACAATCTCCACTAGCTGCTGATATTTTAGCTCCATCAGTAGTGTCAATCCCAAATACGAATTTGTATTTAAGACCAGCTGCACATGAAGGTAGTGTTACTGCGATAGCGGCTGCATTGACAAATACAGTAGAACCAGAATCACTTGCAGCTAATGTTTTAGCGGCAGTTACAACCATGACTTCTGAACCAACTTTGTCAAGAGCGTTATCAGCTTTGTTTTGTCCATACATCGGATTAGCCATTATTCATACCTCCTTAAGACCAGTAAGCGTGAGCTTCAGGCATTTGCCATTCCATCCCAGCTTCTGTTTGAATTAAATCAACCCTTCGGTCAATACCACTATTCTCAAGAGTTTGAACACCAACGTATACTGCAGTATCACGATTCAATCCGTTACCAACAAGAGGTCTGTATTTAACATGCTTCATGTTGATTGCAAGAATCTTCAACTGAGCTCCATCAAGATGAACATTACGAGCTACATTCATATCACCAAAAGGTGTAGAGATAACACTAATGTCAACTCCAAATACCTTTTTCTTGGATGTCAATGACATATCAGCTCTGTAATTAGGCGATATTTCAATATTATTTGAAAAGTAACCACTTAGTTTGTGTAACCAATTATAAGTTGGTGTATCACACATGAACAATGTTGCATTTGCATTATTGTATCTTGGGTCTAAGAAATTACTCATATCATCTAAGAAGTCATCTTGAGTTTTACTTGCGTGTGTCAAGCTGAATACATTACCATAACTTGAAATGTAATCAACTGCACCTTGTGTATACCATTCATCACCTGAGTCATATTGAGAACCAAATAACAATGATGTCTCAATATCCCATTTGTGTTCTACCAGCTTTTCTTTCCAAACACGGGCCCACTCATTAGATTCATACTTTAGAATGGTAGCACGAGTTGTGTTATCCATTGCCATCGCAGTCTTCCAAATTTGAGTACGACCATATCCAGTACTAAAAGGTTGGTCTTTCCAAGTCTCTGGGTATCCAGAACCTTGTGAATGAGCACTACCTACTACATACACTTTAGAAGCTTCTAAACCTTGTGAAGTTGTAGTCCCAGCTAAAGATGTGCTTGCTGTAGCATCTCCTACAGGTGTATTAACACCTAAAGGACCTGCGTAGTAGTCATTTCCACCTGCTTTAACTCTTACAACTCTACCTTTGATTATAGCTGCTTCACCATGTGTGTGAGCTGTTGGAGGTGATGTACTTTCATCTTGAAGGTCAACTTCTAAGATTTGTATCAACGAATAGTCTTTTACATTACCACCTGCTTCATCTGAAAAATTAATCTTCAGAATCTGCCCTGGTAAGAAAAACTGAGGTTGAGTACCATCATCTCCGAGAAGAGTGTCATTACTTGTTTGACCATAAACATTTTGAATATTTCCATCTTTTTTATAGTCACAAGCTAGTTTTACATATACGACACTTCCCAAGCTTTCATACTCATCATACTGAGCGGATGAATTGTCAGCAGACAAATCTTCATCCCAAGTAACATTATCAGCAGAAAAAGCAGTAGGGAAAGAATATCGTTTATGATATGAAGGTCTCCGTTCTGTGAATTTAAATTCAGGGTCATCTGTTGGTTTCTTAGCAACCTTTGAAAGAAAACGGAAGAAAGGGTCTTGAGCTATTTGTAGTTCAGATACTCTTTCTCCGAAATTATATTTTCTTCTAAGGTCACCTGTAGAAAGTGAAGACGACGCTGGACTAATCCCACTGGGAGACGAGGATTCAGTTAATCCTGATTCCAACTGAAATAAATCAGCCATCTTTTACTCCTTATTTTATGTTAAGGCAGATGACTAAATAAGTATTTAGCCAAATGCCGAGTCTAATTCGGAGTCAAGTCCTGCTATGGCATCAAATACTGAATCGTCTGGAGATTGTTCAACCTGAACGCTTCCTGCTGTAGCTAAAGAACGAGGTTGTGACTGTGCTTTACGCATTTGATTAGCCATCTGTTCTCTAGTACTATCAGCTATATTAGCTTCTCTATTCTGTCGATTCTTTAGATAATAAATATCTTCTAGCTCAAGTGATTTGGATTTAGCAAAGTCTACGAAACTTGTCCATTCTTCATCTGTCATTTCATGTTTTTGACGAAAAGCAGTTTCTTTTGCCAACCTCTGGTTCTCAGTTTTCTGTGATTGTAAAGCTGTATTAAGTCTTCGCTGTACAATTCCATCAACTGTTGCACCTAGCACTTTCGCTGAATCGGAGTCAGGAGTGCTGAAAGCATCATCAGCATCGAATACAAAATCTTCAGGCAAATTCAATCTATCTGTCATTGTCTGAGGAGCTTGACCACCACCCTCAAAGTAATTCCGCACATGCTGAATTAAATTAGGGTCTTCTCTCATTGCATCGAGTATAGGCATATATGGTTCAATTTCCTTAAGCTGAGTATTAAGTCTCTTAGCTTCTCTACTTGAATCACTATACCTCTTTTGCAAAGCATCATCGCCTTGCTGCTGAACTTCACTAGGGCTCTGTGGTGTGTTATCACCTTGTACTGAGGTTGTCTGTATAAGTTCGGGGTCTTCTTGAATACCACCATTGACAGATGTGTCTAATGCATTAAAAAAGTCACTAGAGGCATCTGCATCAAATGTAGATTCTTGGACATCACTTTCAGGGACCATTTCGGTGTTGCTTACTTGTTCTTGTTCCATTTGCTATCCTTTTTATTTGTTAAAATATAATATTGGTAAATAATGAAGTACAACTATTCTTTATTTTCTTCATTTCCCATCTTTTTAGCCATTTGCAACTCAGCTTTTGCTTTATCAAACTCTGTTTTTAACATACCTCTTAGTAGTTTTTGCTGAGCTTCTGTGTCTAATACATCTTTACGAATTTCATTATTAGCGTCGCCAACTTTCATTTTTATACCAGCTTGTACTAATTGACGTTCTAATGTTTCAATCGTTCCTTGACTATCTTTTAATGATTCTTCCATTGAAGATATTTGTTGTTGCATTTGAGAATACATTGATTTTCTTTCAACAATACTTTTCTTATTTCTAATATCTGTTTCGCCTATCATTGCAATATCATCAATCAATCCAGCTTGGAACCATCTAAAATATTCTTCTAATAAGGCCCATCTATTTACAGGCATTGTTGCTCCAGCTACAAGTCTTACATCAAATCGCGCATGAGCATAATCTTTATACATACTAATAACTTTACCATAATCATTATAAATAGGAATATTAATTCTTACTTCTTTATCTTGGTCTGGAGCTTGACCAGCTTCAGGTTGTACAATTCTAAAAACTTTTTCTACTGAATAATGATTTTGAGCCATCATTTGAAAACACTTACCAAGATGTTCAAGAGCTGGTTCTACTACAGAACCCATCCATGCTTTTAATCTACGAGTACCAAATTCATCATTCGCAAGTAACCCTCTATATGTCTCAGGTTGTTCTTGTGTAAAACCCATCATAGCTGAAGGAACACCTGCTATGTATTCAGCGTCTGACTTCCCTTGTTGAACAACACTAAAGAAAGCATTATTAATTGGAGCTGGTAATATAGGTGTTGGAGCACTAAATCCTTGTCTGTATTTCAATAATGCACCTGGTGCTGATGAATATCGTTCCCATTCTTCTTCAGGTACAGAACCTTCTTCATACATCCATCTCAAATTAGAAGCTAAGTTTGCATTATGTAGCATAATTTGATGAGCTTTATTAATCTCTTGTTGTTTACCAATCATAGGAGTAACAGCGCTCATTGGATATGGTGTTCCTGTATACATATAAGGAATAGGAATAATAGGATATTCCATTACTTCTAATATTCTTTCATATAAAAATACATCATCACCAACTGTACAGGTTAGATGTACTCTATTCTCATAAAATGGAATCGCATCTACTATTCCTTCACTTTCTTCTAAAATCTTATAATTTGCTTCTGTCATTATCTGTTGGTCAATGATAGTTGCTTTATCTTGGGCCTCAGACATTAACTGCATTCTTTGTTCTTCTACAGCTTGAGCAGCCATCTTCTGAGCTCTTTCTAATTCTAATTGACCTCTTTCAGGTATCATCTCACCAGCCTGTATAGCTTGTTCGATTTGCATTTGTTTTTCTATTAGACCAACTTCTACTTCTTTCTGGAAATCAGTTATCTTTTCTTCAACTTCCATTCTGATAGTATCCATTTGTTCTTCAGAAGGCTTTACTCTTATAAAAACATTTCTATACTTATGTTTTTCTTTTGTATATGTCTCATAATATGGAAGAATATTATCATCTTCACCATCAGGGCTAACACCCATTGTAACATCTTCAGGTTGTATATTAGCAGATAAATCAATATCTCTTTGTGAAAATGTAACAACTTCGGAAGCTGCAGCTGCTTTTTTAATCTTTGCTTTAAACTCAGGGAACATATTCATTAACTGAGTTCTTGTCATATTCTTTCTAACTGTTATGAATGAAGCATCTCTAAATAAAAAATCTCTACTAGAAGGGTCTACATAAACATCATATGGGTCCACTCTACTAAACATCACTTCACCCATGCCTCTATCTTGGTCAGCATCAACATCTACCATGAAGTATCCAATACCTTTAGTAAGACTATCGAGAACTACTTGACTATATATTGATTTACCATTAGATAGATGCCAACAATAATCAGCTATATCTGAATGAACTTGTGCAATATCAGTATCATCTCCTGTTACACCTACTGCTTTCCATCTAGGATTATTAGCAGTTACAAAATATTTCATTATTTCAATAATAGGAGTTACTCTATTAATTGTGAAAGTAGGCATACCAGATTCTTGCAATACTTCCATTTCTTCTTTCGTTAATTGTTCATCAAGATAAAAATCGTATCCTTTTTGAGATACTGATTGCCATTTAGAACGATATGATGTATTCGCTCTATCCCATAATTGTTTATTCTTTAGAGCTCTTGTTTTTTGTGTTTTTCTTGCCATCAGTCTCTTATCTCTACATGAACTAAATCATCAAATTTGTTATCGTTTATATCTCCATCGGAGTCCCAATCTCCTCCCCAACGAATCTTCAATCCTAATTGATGTCCAATACCTCTAAGCATACCACCCATATAATGAAACATTTCTCTATCGTTCCAATCTATCGGGTAAGGAGCGAGGTCAACAGCTTTTCCTTCTATGTGTTTGGAATACTTTGTTTTAGTTTTCCCTTGTGCTAATAATTCCTGCTGCCGCTCCTTACTCCGTAGTCCTTCTATAATCGTAACATCCATTATCTTTATTAACTCGTTTAACACACTTACAAGTCTAGCATCTACGCCTTTAAGACGAGACTTACTTCTTTTACCAAACTTATACATTAGTATTTTCTCTTTGGTTTACTTTTTTTATTTTTCTTAGGTGGCCTCCCACGCTTTGAACCATATGTTCCTTTACCTTTTGGCATAATATCTCCTTTTATGCTACAATCCAGCTTTTTGCTTTACGTTTTGGCTTGAACCATGACTTATTTTCACTATTTTGACGCATATTTGGCGGAAATGAGTGCAAATTCGCATAAAAAAGTGCTTCTATTGTGTCATCATGAGCCATTCTAGGTCCAAAAGTAACAATTTCGTTATTTAAATCAAACATATTTTCCCTAATATGCACCGTTCCCATACTAAAACGACCAGAAAGTCCACTATATATACGATTTATCTTCTGTCTTCCTCCTGGCTTCTCTGGAATAACAGCAACATCAAACTTGTTTAATCTTCTTCTTTCGTCATTCAATGCTTGAAATACACTTCTGTTCATTGCGACATCTTCAACAGTAGAAGCTATGCAATGATACTTCTGATGCATTTCTAATATATAATCAACAACACCTTTTCTATCGATAATCTCATTCTCAGCATTTTTAGCTCCTATCGTAGGAATACTTCTATGTCTTTCGTATTCAAGAACATAAAGATTGTTCTCACTATCAATAGCAATACACATAATAACTGAGAAATCAGATTCTTTAGTATCAATATCTGTAGCAGGGTCGCAACCTAAAAAACAATTAACAGGAAATCTTTCACCTTCTATAACAAGATAACTTTGATTCTCATCAGCATCGTAATCATAATACCCTTTCCAATATTTTACATGGTCTCTGGTCCACAATGCGTCTTCAGCACTCTGAACTTCCATCATATATTCTTGATAGAACTTTGAAGGTTGTCCAGAATCTTGATAGAACTTTTTCTTTTCTTCTAACTTACTCTTAGGAAACCAAGAATGCCATAATGATTCACCTGACTTAGTAACTGCTTTATATGTAATTAGTTTCCATGCAAAGTCTTCATTATTTGATTTAGCTCTTTCATGGTTAATAAGAAGATTATTAATAAATGAATCATAATGAACTGGAGTACCATTCACTCTTAATCTTCCAGTATGAGGTTCAATAGCAGGATAGACAACAGCAGTAACAAGATTAGCATTTTTATCACGGGCCTCTCTTGTAATAGTATTTGCTTCATGTTCAAAGTCATCAAGTATGATAAGGTCATATCTTTTATGAAGCTTTGCACCTCCACGAATACCAGCAACATTAGACTTTGATATAAGTTTACACCCATTAGATAATTCAATATCTTCTTCTGTCCATTTACTTCCTTTCATCTTACCAAAGTAATATGTGAATCTATCATTGAATTCAAGATGATGTTTTATATAATCCATATTACCAACAGATAGTTTTTGTGTTGCTGATACCCAAGCATAAAATAACATATCTTCTTTAGGGCAAAATACAAAGTCTTTAAGTATTGATGCTTTTGTTAGTACTGTCTTACCATGACCACGAGGTAAAATAATAGCAAGCTGCTTAACAGACTTATCATCTATTGCATCTGATACTTCGTAGTGGAAGGGGGGAGTTTCGCTGCGCATGAAGTCATCAGGGAGAAACAGCTTGCCAAATGATATTAAATCTTTACTTGCTAATTCAAATACTTCTTCAGCTTGAGATACATTACGAGAATTTATATTCACTTTTTATATTTTTCTGGTGAACCGAAATTATCTGACTCTTCATATGATTTGAATACTTTTTTCTTTCCACCATCATATTCATACGCATGGCCATTTTCTTTTAATAGTTCATTTAAACTTTGTTCTTCATCTTTAAGGAATATCTCTCCAAGTACTCTACCATATTTACCAGTACCATGAGACTTTATAGTAAAGTTACCTTCATCTGTATTCTCTAATTTATCTTTTGTATATGCTTTTGCTTCTAGGCCCT